CTAATTATTTCTAATTCTATTTCTAATTTTTCAGAAAGTTCTTTTTTTAACTCGTCATTGTCGCCAATTCTTTTTATATCTTCTGCGAACTTTTCAGCAAGCTGTTTTTTTAACTCGTCAGTGTCTCCAATTATTAAAAGTTCGCGGTTTAACTTTTCAGCAAGTAAAACTTCTTCAGCTTTAAACCTGTCTGCAATGGCTTGTATTTCTTCGCCTGTTCCAGTGCCACGATCAATTTCGCCTGTGCCGCTTTTATCTTTGTCTATGTCTAATTTTTTAGTTGATTTTTTCTTTATAGCTTCTAATTCAACAAGTCTATTTTTTAACCCAGCTAATCTAGCTTCTTCATTTGCAATGCCAGCCATAATAGAAGCATCACCTTCTGTACCTTGCTGTTTTGCAAATTCTTTTATATCAATTAGTGACTGTTTGACTGCTTCTATTTGTTGTTTAACGCCCTTTGATGAATTTATATCTTTGGGATCAAGCATTGAATTAACAAAATTAATTATTGTTTGTGTAGCCTGTGGAACAATATCAATAACTTCATTAAAAAAGTCATCAAAAGCAGGTGCAAGCGTTGCGCTTATCGCTGTTGTAGCGTTTCCAATTGATGATGTCATCAGTGTGAAGGTGTTTGATACATCGCGTAATGCGTCTGCTTGTGTGCCCGTTATCTGTAAAGATTTGTTTACATCATCAAAACGTTTTTTAAGTTCTTTTAACTCGCTTGAATTACCTTTAAATAATGGAATTAACCTTGATGCGTCACTGCCTAACGATTCCAACACAAATGTCATTTTGTCGCCAGATACGCTGGCATCTTCCATTCTTGAAACCATTTTGCCAAGTATTTCTTGAGATGATAAACCTTCAAATTCTTGCGCGGCCTCCCTCGCTTGATCTTTTGAAAGCTTCATCACATCGGCGTAATCTTGAAATGCTCCTGTGCCAGCCGCGCTAAACTCACCGATTTTGTCCGCAATGTCTTTGCTTATATCTGCAATTTTTTCAGCGTCGATACCATATTTACTGGTTGCAAATGATAATGCTTGAAAGTCAGAAGTTGACGTTTTTGCTTGTCCTGCTAATAATTCTAGCTCGCGCCTGTTTTTTGCAGATGATAAGACAATGGCAGTTAAAGCGGTCGCCAAAGCTGTTGCGGCTGCTGCTGTTTTAAGGATTGCAGCGCCTGCGACACCTGCAACTTTTCCAACCTTTTTTAATGATCCATCAACTTTTTTTGTCGAATCATCAACACCATCAAGATTGCGTTCGACCTTTTTCAACTTAGCATCAAGCTTTGCGGTTCTGGCATCCAACTCGATTATTAGCTGCTCTGTTGACATTATTCGGTTGCTCCGTTCTGTTTTCTTTGATGATATAATGCCAGAGATATGTCAGTGAATGAAGGCTCTATATCTAACACATATGTCGTTTCTATAAAATCCATTGCCCATGCATCAGGTGGTGAAACGCCAGCTTTTACCAATGCTTTCCACCAGCCGAAGTGATCAAAATCTTCTACCTTCAAACCAGATTTTAATCTTGCCCCACCTCGAAGGGGCATAAAAGCTTTTTTGCTTTTATAGCTTCCTCCTCATACATTTTATCAATATCCAAAAGTATTGAATAAATAACATATGTATAAGGCTGTGCATAATTCGAATCACTAGAAACTGGTCGCCAACCTACGCGATCACATGCGTCTGCAATCTCTGCCAATGTCAAAGCTGAATTACATTGTTTAGCTAACACCCATAACAATATTGCACCGTCTACATCATCAATATGTTTGCCAATGGCAGACATCAAATCAAACGCTGAACCGTCACTATTGTCATGAACTACAGTCATCACACCTTGAATGGTAGACCAAAGCCCCCGGCCAGTTTCACGCTTAAATTCGCGTTTCGCTGACCAAGTAACTTTATAATCATAATCTTTATAGCAAAGACTAAAATTCATCTATGCTGTAGGTGCTGTGTAGGTGTAGTCGCCAGATGTACTGAATGTAACAGACATTTGAGGAACACCGTTTACTGGTGCTGCATCGCTACGACCTGTTAAGCTCCAAGTTGCACATTCCCAAGACTCTCCACCGACTGCACTTTCAACAACGCCGGGTATTTGTGCGCCACTTTCAATTGCTGCTTTGATTGTGTTTTGCACAGTTTCATCAAGCAATGTAAAAGTGCCTGCAAACGTTATTTGCTGACCTGCAACAAAATTGTCAAACAATGTAACCTTGCCGCCATTTGATTTATTTGTGATGTCAACAGGTGCGCCGTTTTGAGTCATTGTTCCGTCAAGTTGACCAGCGATCACAGCCTCTGATCCTGATGCGCCTAATTTAATTATGTAATCGTTTGATCCAGCCATTTTTAATACCCTTTTTTAAATAATTGTTAAGTAATTTATTGATACATCGCGCTTAAACCATGCCTCATTTTCTGAGCCTGAATTAACCGTTGATTCTAAAATGTTTATAGTTTGCCCATTATATACCTCAAATGAGCCGTAAGCAAAACCGCTTAATATACTATCTATTATTTGAAGTTGTGCTGTGTCAGATTGTCCGCTATCTAATTTTACATACACGCTAATTTGAAATATGCCGCGCCTTTCTTGTATTGCTGCAAGCTCTTTTCCTGTGGTTTCTGATGTCGCTGGTATAAAATAACCAGCTATAAATTTACTTTTGCCCTTTGGATCAAAGTCACTGTTTTCATAGCTAATGTCAGCCGCAGTTATTCCAGTTATTGACGTATTTATCAACCGTTGGATCAATGCTTGTCTTGTGTCAAAATAGCTCATAATGTTTTTATCTTATTTTGCATTGCAATTAATGTAGTTCTAACCCACCCACTCGGCGCTTGCTTGCTGAATCCGCCTTCTGACCTTTTGACGTATTGTTTCTTTTTCTTATCCCAAGAACCTTTTTTAACTGGGTTCGGATAACCGCCATATTCTAATGATTCAATGTATGGCAAATTATTTGTAAAATACACTTTGTTATTAAATACATTATCAGGCATTTGTCTTATTGAACGAATAGCGCCAAGCCCCTTGCTTTTGCTGGTCGTTGTTTTGCTTGAAGGTGTTCCCATACTCAAAAACCAATTGTTTCGCGCCCTGCCTTCATCAACTGGTGTTCCCATTACAACATTAAATAAACCTGACAAATATACGCCGCGCAAATCTTTGTTGATGCGCTCCATACTTTCATCTGTTAGCTTTTTGACATTTTCACGGCCTATTAACGGCATTATTATTGCTGCCTGCATTGTGAGATATAAACAAGCGGCTCTGATGCGGGTGCGCGAACGTCAACAGCCACCACCATGTAATCAGTTGTGCCCTGTCTGATTATATCATTTTGAGACACAGCAACGTCAGAATTGCTCACTAGCTGTCTGTCACCCGCTTGTATGTTTATGTCAGTCAAAAATTTGTCATATGATTTGAATACGGCATCAACTAACAATGTTGTTGATTCTGTAACCGCTGGGGCAAGTGGTGTGCCTGTGTTAGTTTTTACGACTAAATAAACAGGCTCGCTTGTAGAAGATCCAATTTTATTGATCGCCTTAGCTAACCCGCTTTTTATTTTTGCTTGTATATTTTCCGCGCTCATTACACGCGAACCATAATATTGTCTGAGCCGTTATTTACTAGAAGTGGATCAAGATAAGCATCAGCTCTGTCTGTTCTGACCTGTTCCCAACTTCCGCCGCTGTGGTATGATTCTGAGTAAACACCATCAACGCTGAATGATGCCAGGTTTTGAGTTGTACCAGTCACCAACAACGCTGATTTGTTTGATTGCACCGCCAATTCCATTTGCGCTTTTTTTAGGTTGCTCGGTATCGCATCGTTTGCAACTTTGAAATTGTATTCACAAACACCCTTCCTTGGATACATTAAATCCTGAGTTATATCAACGCGCTCACCTTTCATTTTTTGTTCTTTGCTGAATAAATAATCTACTGCAAGAATCAACAATGAATCGCGCTCGGCTTTTGTCGCGGGCAAAGCAAACCCTCTAGCAGTTGCGTATGTTTGCAATTCAGTATCAGTAACAAAACTGTTAGCGCCTGCG